GTCTACGTCTGTAATCAGTGATAAATTTCCCATTTTGGTTTCTCCTTAGAGTCACGATGACATTGGGTAACGTCCCCGGGCAGTTTAAAGACATACCGGTCCGGTATCCTCTACACCATAATTGGTGCAGAATCAAGTAGTTGAGCGTATTTTTCAGGGAATTTGGGTTCCCCAATCACCTCAACAATTGTGTATCCATACTCAGTATAGGTTAAACCATACACCGTAAGGTCAGGACGCACAACAGCCAGAGCATTGGCATACTTGATAGCTTGTTCGACTACTTGTTTGGTATAACAGCTGTTTCTTCCAATAACGCGCTTGCATTCGATTACAATTGCGACTTCATTGTCCATATATAGAAGGTCTCCCCTCCCTATATTGTCCAAAATAATGGAATATTCCATAGCTGTTGGTTTACCTAAATCACAGATGACGCGTCGTAGAAGCTCATCTTCCTGAGTGATTGCCTGCGGGATCGTAATCTCGCTGATATCAGAATTTTCATCGTCATCAAGGCAACTGTAGCCATATGAATCCGCTTCTAATGAGAAGTGACTCAATTCGTGTAGTCTTTCGTTGATCAATTCGAGTTTTCTAAATGCATTTGCATCACTTGGTGTATGCATGACCTGATGTTTTAACATCAGAAGATCTTGTAGATCTCGTGTGTTCACGTTCATCTTATTGCACCAAGCATCTTGATCAAATCTCTTACCCGCTTGGGGTTTATATTTCAACTTCCATTCCTCTACACGGGAATCATAGTCCTGATCGAGTGTCCTGCAGGGCAGCTCACACTCAGCAGCAATTTGCTGCATCTGTGCGCGCCTGTGCTCGAACACCTCGCGTCCGTGAAAAAACCATTCACGCAACGCGCCATCTACGTTTTGCGTACACACCTCCAGGGGTGTCACTTGCTTGGATCTGAGGATACTGTGGAGAGACTTGAAAATTGATTCCTCTTCCAACATTCCAACGTAATGTCCCAACTCTTCCGAATACCTATTCTTGCGCTTCAAAAAATCTGCGTCATAACGGTTTAGGAATGGGATGGGTGCCGACTCTTTGTCCGGCATTGTGAATTTCATGTCATGGTCCGCTAAGTAATTAGCCATTTGTACGTGGTTGAACCTATCGTACCCTCTCCTCACTGAACCATAAGCATCATCGCCATACGTTTCGAGAGCCATAAGGTCCCTAGCGTTGGCTGGTCTTCCCAGGCCCAACTCTTTTCCAATCGCAACCATTTGCGACTTGGGATAGGCATCAAAAAATGCGAGCCTATGTAAAATAGAGTTGACGATGCTGTTAATATATACCGTCATGTTCTGACCAGAGGGATTTGTTCCCAAAAATCGGATCAGGGTGCCATTGTAAGCAACCAAAGGAGTGCACACTTCGTGCGCCAAAACGTTCATACGTTGAATATCCTTGGCGGTATAATTTCCTGACCACTTCGCAATCCGTATCATAACGGAAAAAGCTGCGAGTGTCAGCTGCGCGGGCATTCTCAAGTCGTACTTGGAATAATCCCCAGCAATAATACGGTCGTCACCAAATTGGGCCATAAAACGAGATAATTCATCCCACTCCGGGCCATGAGCGTTGATCCCTACTGCACATTCAGAAATTAAGGGATGTAATGACAAAAACCGTGCGACAGGCAAAAAGTACATCCGAATCAAATACTGCAGCGCCAGTGGTGCTGCTTGAAATACTCTTACCTTGTCTTTAGTCCTTTTTGTTGGTTCATCTTTGAGAGATGCACCGAAGATCAAATTGGGATGTTCACCAGCATCTATGAGGGCAGTTACGCGCTCAATTTCAGCTAAAATTTCTGGGGTGAATTCCCGAGGACAGTGATGGCTGTCCGTTGGTTCTAGATCAAACATGTGATTGGACTTCGGTCCCCCAATGGGGTAACCTATTGATGTTTTAGTGACCATCGCGTCTATGAATCTTTTGCCCTCAACTCCGGAAATGGTTTCCTGGTGAGTAAGAGGGACAAGTTCTTTGGAATATTCAACTGGATCAGAGTCGAATACCTTCTTTAAACCGCCAATATAATCATCAACGGCAATATCAACTTCAGCTGGATCGAAGCCGATAGAAGGTTTAGAACATACTTCCAGAGATTCATACCATGGACGCCATTTACGTTGGTCTGTCTTACCATCATCCCTCACAACAGGAGAGACGAATTGGGGAGGACCATACACGTTAGGCACACCAGTAATTCTTTCCACAACGGAAGAGATTGGTGTCTCCATGACAGAAGAGCTAGTTGAAGAGCGTCCTGTTACGGTTCCGTAAGGGATCACTGCTGCTTCTCCTGTGATAAAATTTGTGGGACATTTGTAATGAATATCCCCACTAATGGCATAATTGCGACCTAGCATGCTATCGTCAATATCCCTTGCTTGTGGTGCTGGGACAAACGCTTCACTCATATTTTCTAATTCGTGAATAGCCATGCGTAATTGTGGTGCTGTAATAGCAAAACCACATCCTTTATTAGTTCCGGTGACGCCTCCAATATGAAATCCTAGAATTTTGCATTCTTTGGAATCAGAGACTATAGCGGACATGCACATACCTTCAAAAGTCTTCATGCCTAATAAATCATAAAATGCACCTGGAAAAGTTTCTGCTCCATTATGTGCGTCATTAGTGTGGTGCCACCATGTTTTGGCAGCAAAACGTGTCTGATCTTCGCGGAGTCCATGCACGCAAGCCATAATAGGCCGCGTGACAAAATCTTCCTCGAAGTGCTTCAACATATCCTTCGAAGGACACGCATTTGGAGCATAAATCAGAGCTGCGTCTGTGTTGGGTAACTTGTAACTCATCTTTGGATTGACAAGCGTCTTGAGTGTACCATTTTTGTTTGTGATCTTAACAACCGATGTTTCCCTAGGCAGTAAATGGCCTGGGATTAGAATGCATTTCGATTTGACAAAGAAACCGCCACTGAAGTGCCCATTAATGTCAATAAGACACTGAGCAGTACTGAGGGAGTTTGCGGCTCTTGTTTGATCACTAAAGCTACCGATATTTGACATTGGTTTGTACTCTGGAACGACCCATGCGTTGGTCTCCTTATCTCTAGCGCGAATGTCTTCAATGGATGTGGGATTGAGTTTTCCCTGAAAAGACAAATTTGCTTTAATAGCTTTATATGTTTTGGCTGCACCATACAGTGCGCCTAATGCTGCAAATGTTGCTACAGCATATTTCACGTGTTTGTCCCGGATTGTTTTGAAAAGCTCCGGTAACGTGCCACGCGCTTCGACTAGTCTATCGAAGTATGCGGTTTTCTTTGTTTCTACTATTGCTCCTATTGTGGTCATGTGGTAAATTCCACTTGCACCGGCATATAGTATAGCAAGCTTAGCTCCCAGGAGTTTATATATTCCTAGACTAACCGCAGCGTTTGTGAAACACATCCTTTTGATATATCTAGACACTTCTTGTCCAATGACATCATGACCATAGGTCATTATATTGGATTTAATGAAGTTATTGTCCATCCATTGCTCAGGGATATAAGAAGTCCACGAAGAATATAGTGAGTTCTCGAATGCTTCTATTCCCTTCAAAAGTCCGTCTATAGCGAGATCTTCGACTTTAGTCTCAAGCACGCAACGTTTAGAACGGATTTTGTGTCCATACGAATTTCCTCTACGGACAATATGTCCTGCGAGGCGTTCTCCGAATTGAGGTTCGTAATCCTCGTCTTCATCTGATTCGGAGTCAGATTCCACAGTAGTTGCCACTGAGGGTGTACATGTACAAGTCTCCATACACTTGTTGCACTCTTTGCAGAGATTCACAATGTTGGACGGGTCTGTAAATGCTACAACTACCTTCTCTTGCTCATTATTGTGCTTTTTGGATAGATCAGCAATGATATTAACATATTCTGTAATAGAAATGTCTTTGTGAATGATATCATAATGAGAGAATGATTGACCACGGGGTCCATCTCCAACAGGAGTTTTCATTGTGACCAACCAAATGTCGTTAAGCTTATCCATGGTACCGAATTTGTCTAGAACTTTAGCAGTATCTAGCAAATTATTGGTTAAGAATTCAGGACGTACCTTGAGTTCAACATGAACATGACATCGGCGAAGAACCGACATCGCATTATACGACGAAAGACCAGCGTGGAGTTCTTCCACATTGGAAGTAATCGTCACCGCATTGGGTTCGATTGATATCTTACCCTTATTAGCAAGGTCAGCCATGACGGCATATTCCTTTACGTTATTGACGAGTTTAATGATTGACTCCGATGGAGCCATTTCCCAGAATTCCTTTTTTGCGTTTCCAAGGTCATCTAGTTTAACACCTGTAATGTATGAACGGTAGTTTGACATATATTTGTCTGTTTCATTTAGAGTACAGATGAAATCAGGACCACATTCGGCCCCGATTGATTTCAGGCTTGTTGACATAGTAATGTCAGCGAAGGTTGATTTACCTACTCCTGAATCACCGTAAATTTTTACGCAGAATGGTGACTTTCGTAAGCCACCAGCAATACGTGTGGAAGTAAATTCGGTGTAGACTTTCGAGAGTTGTTCCCATCTTTGCAAGATGATCTTTTTCTCTGTACCTGCGGGTGTGGTCTTATATAGATCATGGAACTCTTCGATTAGACTTTTGATGTCATAGTCGAATTTTTGTTCCGTAGTATCAGAAAACCTACCGAGGTTGCCATTGCGGGCATGTTCCCAGTCGGACATAGCTTTCAAGTACAACTCTTCCATCTCCACTAGTTTTGGAGTTGAAAAGAGTAAGGGAGCTATAGACCCTGTTACAAAGCATGAGTAACCGCCTTCGGCGAAAAAACACACTGTGTCGATAATTGCATCAGTAAGATCAATTGCGTTTACATGACCTTTCTGAGCTTCTACCGCGAAAATTTCGAAACGTCCTAGATTAATTGAGACGTCATCGATAACTCCTAAAGTGACAAGGAGTGAAAGTACACGGGAGATGTGTGCAAAGCCTGGATTGTTGATGATAAGTTTCCAGTCATATAATGCACGCTTCATTTTTTTAAGCCAATCTGGTTTGTCGCCAGAAGATTGCGGGCCATAGTCGTTGAAGAGCGACTGTACGATCGAAGACAATTGTGTGATGAGGGATTGTTGTTTGTGCGTCTTTGCGTAAATGACAAGCACTGAAAGAAATCCGGTTGCGTCTGAGACACTACTAAGAGCGCCAAATAGGGCAACGATGCCTTCTATCTTGGATAGAGCAGTATCAGTCATATTCTGAGCTAAATGGGACTTGAGTTTAGATAGTCCTGGTAGATCATAGCTAGATTGGGGCTGGTACTGACCCCCAAGTAAATATTTGAGTTTAGCCCCGAGGGGCAATTTTTCAAAAACCTGTTTCGTTAAGTGAACGTTCTGTGAGGCTGGGATCTCCACAGAAAGAGCGGCGTTAACTCCAGTGTAGTGGTATGCGTACAAAGGAGTAATACACGACGTGATCTTGGAAAGGCTAATGATCAAAGCCTTGCGCTTGTCCGTAGATAGCGACTTCATTTCCTGCATTATTGCGTACAGAGGATGAGTGCGGTCGGGCACACACCCCGGCGTTCTTTCGAACATGGTTTGTTGCGGGTTCAAGGGCACTTATATTTAGGCGTCCCTTTTGGGCTTCCCGAACCGTTACCGTAAGCTTAGCGTCTATACTTCGCTTGGGCCTCACATTGAGGTCTTCACCAGTTATGGCGTCAGATATATGTTTCTTGAAGAATAAGAAATTTATCAGATAAGAATTACTACTAGCATTTCCGTTAAATGCTGCAAATGACAGTCGTAGTAAGCTGTCCGAGCCGGATCAATTAAGGGCTCAACATATTTTTTTTTTAAAGAAGAACATGTAAACTTCATTGGGGGTTACATATTTTTTAAGACCATGTCTGGTCATTAGAATATTGCCAGCGTGAGCTGGCGAAAGATACTCAGGGAACGTCTGTAACGTTCATCTAAACCCAGCA